AACCCCCTGCGCTACTACATGTTCGAGTCCACCGCCCGAGGCTTCAACATGTTCCACGACATGTGGACCACAGCCAAGCGTGCCAGGACACAGAAGGCCATCTTTGTTGGCTGGTGGCGCAACCAGTTTTACTCTGCAGACCCAAAGAGCGACATATACAAGGTCTACTGGGACGGCAAACTAAGTCCAGAAGAGAAAGAGTGGACCAAAGACATTAAAAAGATTTACAACTACGAGATCAATAGCCGTCAGATAGCCTGGTGGCGCTGGAAACTGCATGAGGGCCTCAAAGACGAGGGCATGATGTACCAAGAGTTTCCCCCGACAGAGGATTACGCCTTTGTGATGACGGGAACTTCATTCTTTTCGACTGCAAGGTGTACCGACGCCATGAAAGCAGCCAAAAAAGAGGCGTTTATCTCCTACCGCTTCTCCATGGGGGCCAATTTCCAAGATACCCAGTTGCTGCAGTCCACAGAGCGCCTAGCAACCCTCAAAATCTGGGAAGAACCCGTCAGCACTGCCTACTATGTGATCGGCGCAGACCCCGCATACGGGTCATCCGACTGGGCAGACCGTTTTTGCATCCAAGTCTTCCGCTGTTACGCCGATGGCATGGACCAAGTGGCTGAATTTGCCACTTCCGAACTCAATACCTTCCAATTTGCTTGGGTGATCTGCTATTTGGCAGGCGCCTACACCAATTCGACGCTAAACCTTGAGGTAAACGGCCCAGGACAGGCTGTTATCCAGGAAATGAGAAATCTAAAGCGTCAAGCGGTGGCTTTACCAGGCAATGAAGGCCGAGAACTGACCAATGTGCTGTCAAACATGCAGCACTACCTCTGGCGACGCAACGATTCCTTTGGAATCAGCAACTCTATCGGCTGGGTTACGACGCATAGCAGCAAAGAACGCATGCTCAACTACCTTAAAGACTACTTCGAGCGCGGGATGTTGAACATGTACAGCACCGATTGCATCGACGAGATGAAAGGAATTGTCCGAGATGGGGGCACCATTGCCGCCATGGGCAGGGCAAAGGATGATCGGGTCATGGCAGCAGCCCTGGCAACCGCCGCTTTTGCAGAACAACTGCAACCAAGGCTGATTCAAATGCGTCTGACGCGGGAAAAGAAGGTTGTGCAGGATGAAGAGGCCGAAAATGGAGGCCAAGCACAGGTCGGAAAGCAGGTTGGCAACTACTTACGCGCACTGGGGTTCCAATGATCGACGTTTTAACCGTGGCTGCCATAGAGCAGCGCATCAAAAACATGAACGCTAACCGCAAAAGAGGCTTTCCCATGGAGGAATTTGCCCGTTTTGCCTGCGTTGACTACCGCAACATGAAGAAAATGATCTTCGAGGGCAGCATGCGCATGACCGAAACCAGTCAAAGACGCCTTTCCCGCGCTCTGCTGGCCCTAGAAAACGGTGAAGCAGGCATCCGAATGGACATTGCAGGCCGCAAATTCCTTGGCTACCACGCTCAACATGAAGTAAAGCCGACTATCAAAAGAGGAACTTCGATAGTTAAAACCAATGAGGGGTTCAGTTTAAGTGTTAAACCAGTGAATAAGTACGATTATTCACAAGATCATGTGTTAAAGAAAGGAAGGGGCTAAATATGGGTGTATTGCATGACTACAAATGTCCGGTTCATGGCTATTTTGAGTCCACTCAAGCGGTATGTCCGGCTGGTTGTACCGATGTACATGTTGTATTTTTGAAGCCAGTTGGTGTAAAAAGCGAAGGAACCAAGCATAATGACAAGACACTCAACCAACTTGCATTGGATTTCAAGATGGGTGACATTAAATCTGCTCGGGAAGGTGAGGCTCAACCACCTCGCTTTGCCAAACAAGACAACCCATTCGCTCCGCGATGGGGAAGCCCTGGCGAACTAGGCCAGTACAACCTGCGCCCTGTTGCAGACGAGGCTGTTTCTGGCATGGCAGCGGTTAAAGGTGCAGGCGCACCCCTGGCTGGCCCCAAAGTTGGTTCTTACATTGCCGACCATGAGAACCTGAAGATTACGCCATGAGAATACCCAAAGACCCAGTAGACCGTCAGCAGTTTTACATCGACATGATGGACAAGTGCATGGTCTCGCAGTCCGAGCGCATGTCCGTCTACACCATGCTGCGGTCCTACTACCTCTTTGGCGCTGGCATGGACGAGGCTCCGGCCCACTTCAATAAGATTTTCCCGCATATCGACCAGTTGTCCTCCTTCATGTATTCGGCAGAGACAACCCGGTTCTCAATCCAGATTGGCGCGTCTGAACCCAAGTCGTATCACAAGATGATCCCGGCGCTGACTAGGGCGCTGCATGACTACTGGATCAATTCAAACGCCGATCAGGTATTTGCCCAGGCCCTCAACTGGTCCCTTTGCTACAACACCACGTTTGTCAAACTGGTTTGGCGCAACGGCATCCACCCGTACATGGTCGAACCTGGCGTCTTTGGTGTGCTGCGGGAAGATACGCCCTACACCGACCGCCAAGAGGCGATGGCGCAGGAATACTACATGACCAAGAGCGAACTCTATTCGCGCCTCTGGTCCCATCCCAAGCGGGATGAAATCGTCAACCGCATTGCCCTTGCAGAGCAGCAAACCAAGCAATACCCGCAGGGCGTTGAGCGCCTGGTTACGTCAGCCATTGACCCAACCATCTACGGAAACGTGCAGATGAGTCTGGCTGGCACCATGACCTACACGCCTCGCATTGCCGAGCCGACGGTCAAGATGCGCGAACTCTGGATTTATGACGATGAAGTCGGCGATTACCAGTGCATAACGGTTGCCGACCCGGACATTGTTATCTATGACCGGCCTGCTCAGAGCCTGTTCCTGAAGGGTGAGCAGCCATTCGTCCAACTCTGCCCCAACCCACAGTACGACTACTACTGGGGTCAGTCTGAGGTGCAGCGCCTTGTTTTCCTGCAGGACATGCGTAACAAGCGCCAAGCCCAGATTCTTGAGTTGCTCGACAAGCAGGTGGACCCACCTAAGGCAGTCATGGGCTTTACAGGCATACTAGATGAGAAGAACTTTGCGCTAAACCGTGCTGGTGGCCTGCTGGCCTCCGACATGCCTAACGCCAAGGTGGAAGAATTTACCCCCAACATTCCTAATGACCTGTTCCGCGAACTAGGCGAGATTGATGCCATGTTTGCCGAAGCCTCTGGTATTACCAGCGTTTTAGCAGGCCGTGGAGAGTCTGGGGTGCGCTCCCAGGGCCATGCAAGCCAGTTGGCTCGACTGGGTTCCAGCAGGGCCAAGAAACGCGCCATGGTCATTGAGGACAGCCTAGAGAAGATGGCTACCCTGTACCTGAAAATGATGCAGGTCTACGACAATACGGTGCTGGTGGATACGGACGGCAATAAGTTTGTGCCTGCCCAATTTACCCCTGACTTTGTGGTCAAAGTCGATGCCCACTCCAATAGCCCAATCTTTATGGAAGACAGCAGGGAGTTGGGCTTTAGCCTCTTTAACGCTGGCGCTATCAGCAAGTCCAGGCTGATCGAACTGATGGAGCCGCCAATGAAAGAGTTGCTGCTTGACGATATTAAGCAGGCCGATGAAGCGGCTGCAGCGGCCCAGGCCATGATGCCCCCACCCGCAGAGGGAGGGGCACCAGCGCCTGAAGGTGAACCTGCCGCACCAGAAGCAAGTCCAATCCCACAATTGAGGGCAATCTAATGGCTGAGAACGTTACTCCCAATAATGCCCAGACCACGATTAAGTCTGGCGACCAACCCCGTGCAACGGATAAAAGCATCTCCGAGGTGCGGTCTCCGGCTTCCATATCGTATGTTCGGTATGGAATTAACAAAAACCCAGGCCGCAATATCACGGGCCGCACCACTTCTAGGAGTTGACTATGTACGGCAAAGGAATGAAAAAACCGATGAAAAAGATGCCGATGCGCGACAAAAAACGCTAGGTAACAAGAGGGGCAGTGCATTTTGCCCCTTTTTTATACTTGACTTGATAGTTAGACTGTATTTAGTGTGCATTAGTCATAGGAGAAATGCATGGCTGTAGAGCAGAAGGATGTGATGGCAATGATGAAAATGGACCAAGGTGAAGACGCCATGGCCCCGACCTTGCCTCCGTCCGAGCAAGGTGCTGCTACGCCCCCGATGGCATCTCCTATGAGTACACCCGAGGAAAAGAAGGGTGAGCAAGAAAAGGCCAAGTTAAACGTAATGATGGCCCTCGACATGTTGCAGGCTGCCATTGGTGCTTTTTCGCCAGACAGCCCTGAGAATCAGACGATTCAGAAAGTCGTTTCAGAAATTACGCGCCGTTTTGGTGAGCGTGAATCCGATACCAGACAACTCATCCCTGCTGAAATACTGCAGATGATCCAGACTTTGCCACAGGCGGGTGGTGCCACGCCTGGTCAAAGAACAGCGGCTATGGCACCCGTTGAGGGTGCAACCTCACCCCCCTTACCCATCTAGGAGCAGATATGGAACTCTTCAAGCCTAAAGGTGCGCTGCAACCTCGTCGTCCCACCGACAATTCGCAGAACAATGGTCAAATCGTTAACACGCCCCGTTTCTCTGAAATGGGTGGACTGTCCAACGCGGCTAAAGCAGGGTCAAAGAACAAAATGACCATGAGCAAGCCCGGCGACACGAAAAAAGTTTATTAAGAACGGAAGGGGCTAAACCATGAGTCTTGAGAACTATTCACCAGAAGCAATCTCCGAACTGGCTGCGCTTTCCAAGCGTTTGTCGGAAGACCCGGCTACTCGCAAAGATTTTCTGCGACTGACCAAGAAGGTCCATCCTGACCTGCCCGTGCCCGAGATTGAAATGGAAGAAGCAGTCAATCAGCGCGCATCTGCTGCTGAAGAAAGGGTGGCTCAACTAGAAGCCAAACTCAAACAGCGCGAGATTCGTGATGAGTTGATGAAGCGACGCAACTCCCTCAAGGAAAAAGGCTATGTCCAGTCCGACGAGGAAATCTTGGAAATCGAAAAACTGATGACCGAGAAAGGCATTGCTAACCATGAGACGGCTGCCGACTACTGGCAGAAGTCACGTGAGACTGCGGTTCCCACGGCTAACAATGGTTTCCCGCAACCCGTAATGTCTCGGTTTGACATTAAGGGTTACATGAAAAACCCAGTTGGTGCAGCGCGTGAAAACGCTGCGGCGGCTCTTGCAGAACTTCGCAAGAATCCCAAACCAATTGGCCTGTAGTTTGGTATGGGGCTTATTTTGAAACTTCGGAGGTAAATCATGCCTATTGGTGGCGGCATCCTTCCGGCTTCGGGTACAAGTCAATTCAACGAGTTAACCTATGTTACTCGGCGCGCATTTATCCCGAAGTTGGTCGTACAAATCTACAACTCGACGCCCCTTATGGCGGCGCTGATCGCTAACAGCCAAACCGCTTCTGGC